CAGATTGTGCAACCTGTTGCGAATCAGTAAAAAACAAGCGACAATTAAAACAACGGTTACCACCCAGCCGTTTAAAGTGGGTGAGTTGAATGGGGTCAAAGATGAATCAAAAGGCAGTAATTGAAGACAATGATGTCGAGGTAGAACAAGAGGAAATCGAAATTAACGAACCCGTTGACGAGATTGAACCCGAAGATACCGAAGAAGTTGTTGTCAGCATTGGTGAGGAAGCGCCACCTCCCGAAGAACATACTCCAGCGCCTGAATGGGTAAAAGAGTTGCGTAAGACGAACCGAGAACTGCAAAGGCAGAATCGTGAACTGCAAGCAAGGGTACAAGCCGCACCACCTGAGACCAAGCCAGTGGTGATTGGAAATAAGCCTAAGTTAGAAGATCACGACTATGACGCTGATGCATACGAGGAAGCATTGACCAGTTGGTTTGAGCGCAAGCGACAGGCCGATGAAATCAACGCCAAGCAAGAAGCTGAAGTTATGAATCAGCAAAAGGCATGGCAAGCTAAGTTGGATGGTTATGGTAAGGCGAAAGCTGAACTAAGAGTGAAGGACTTTGAGGATGCTGAAGAAGTTGCTCAACAAGTTTTTTCTATCACCCAGCAAGGCGTTTTGCTGCAAGGTGCAGATAATCCTGCACTCGTTGTTTACGCACTCGGCAAGAACCCTGCAAAGGCTAAAGAGTTGGCTGAAATCAAAGACCCCGTAAAGTTTGCCTTTGCGGTAGCAAAACTGGAGAAAGACTTGAAAGTTACAAACCGTAGGCAAGCACCCGCCCCTGAGCGTATCGTTACAGGAACTGGACGATCATCGGGTGCGGTTGACTCAACACTTGAACGGCTGAGAGAAGAAGCGGCACGTACTGGCAACATGACCAAGGTCATTCAGTACAGGGCGCAGAAACGATCAGCATCCAAATAATTCATTAGGAGCTTATTATGAGCAATAGTTTTTCAAAAGAAGAGCGCGTAGCGTTTGAGGACATCCTCGAAGGCTTTAACGATGCTTTGGTTTTATCCCGCAACGTGTCCATCTACAACACAGATGGCTCGATGATGGAACGCACCAACAACGTGATCTATCGTCCCCAGCCTTACATCGCACAATCGTACGATGGCATGGACCAGACTAACAACTTCACAGCTTACACACAGCTTTCAGTACCAGCGACACTCGGCTTTCAAAAGTCTGTGCCGTTCATTCTGGATGCTTTGGAATTGCGTGATGCGTTGCAAGAAGGTCGTTTGGGCGAAGCCGCCAAGCAAAAGTTGGCATCTGACATCAACATCGCAATCATGAACGTGGCTGCGGCTCAAGGCTCTTTGGTCGTGACCGTGAACACTGCCGCTGGTGACTATGACGATGTGGCCTTGTGCGACAGCATCATGAACGAGCAGGGTGTACAAGCCTTTGATCGTTACTTGGCTTTGTCAAGCCGTGACTACAACGGCATCGCTGGCAATATTGCTGGTGGCGCTACTGGTGGTGGTGCATCACGCAGTTTCGCTGGCAATAAGTCCAACACCGCTTTCGAGCGTTCTTTCGTTGGTATGGTTGCAGGTTTTGAGACTTACAAATTGGACTACGCCAACCGCCTCGCAGGTGCAACTGGTGCTGACCCAACAATGAGCACTCTGGCTGCCGCCAATAACTACTATGTTCCAGTGGCAACTTCCACCGCAGCAACTGGTGAAACTCAGAACGTGGACAATCGTTTCCAAACGATTACCGTGTCTAGCACCACCAACTTGCCTGCTGGCTCAGCCATTGAAATCAGTGGAGTTGAGGCTGTCCATCACATCACTAAACAAGGTACTGGATTCTCCAAGACTTTCCGTGTGGTGCAAGTGGTCAATGCAACAACTTGCGTTATTACACCTCCTATCATTTCTGCTCAAGGTGGAACTGATGCCGAGTTGCAATACCAAAACTGTATCGTGACTCCTAATGCATCAGCAACCATCAACCGCTTGAACACAGTGACTGCACCAGTTAACTGCTTCTGGCAAAAAGATGCGTTGGAGATTTTGCCTGGTCGTTACGCTGTCCCCTCTGATGCTGGTGTCGCAGTGATGCGTGCCTCTACAGATCAGGGTATCGAGTTGGTCATGCAGAAGCAATACGATGTGAATACCATGAAGACCAAGTATCGTTTGGATACTTTGTTTGGCGTGGTCAATAAGCAGCCAGAAATGTCTGGTATTTTGTTATTCGGTCAGACCTAATAGGGGGCAACCATGAGTTATCAAGTAATTTTTGCACAAGGCACAGCTACTGTTGCCGTACCCGCAGGCGAGAAAATCGCTGTTCAAGCCTTTTCAACAGCACAAGTGTTTCAAGAAGTTGGGTTTCCCCAATTTCCTGAAGCCAATGATCTGTTGGCAACGGTTGACAACACCACCTATGTTTCAGGCGCATTTACCAATGCCACTAACGTGATTATTCAAGCTGGTGCATCGGGTGCGTACTACTCTGTGGGTGTTTCACCTGACATCAGCAACAATGGCAACTGGCAACCTCAAGGTGCGCCAGCCAACATTGCTGATGGCGGCTCAATGGCGGCAACTGCCGCTAATGTGCTAACTGGCATCATCACTGCAACGCCAACCGCATCACGCGATATTCAATTGCCAACAGGTACAAACCTTGACTTGGCAACTGAGTGGGCGATTGGTGATTCGTTTGACTTCAGCGTCATTACTTTGGCGGCATATGCTTTGACCCTCACGGTCAATACAGATGTGACCATCGTGGGTTCTGCCGCAACTGCTGCTACGGCTGGTGCATCTGCACGTTTCCGTTGCCGTAAGACTGCGGCTAACACATTTGTCGTCTATCGTATCGGTGGTTAAACCAAAACAGGCCAGCAGAGATGTTGGCCTGTTTTACATGGAGCATAAAATGCCAATGAAAAAAGGTTACTCAGACAAGACCATTTCCAAGAATATCAAAATGGAAATGAAATCAGGCAAGCCCCAAAAGCAAGCCGTTGCAATGGCACTTGGCATGGCTACTAAGTCGGCAAAAGCCGCAGGCAAGCCTAGCAAAGCACCAATGAAAAAATGATTAAGTCAGCCGCAATCGTTAAGACCAAGACTCTCGCCCCGTGGCGGGAGTTAAGGTTGCAAAAGCGCAAGCTGAAAAAAGCTAATGCCGCAGAGCGCAAAGCAATAAAGCAGATTCGCCCATCGCCCATCGGTTCACAGATTATTCAAATGCCTGAAGTGCCTGATGTGGTTGAGCAGATTGAAGTTGTTGAGGCTGATTTGGACAGCCCACCAACCCGTGAGGAAATGCTACAACAGGCTGAAGCCATTGGCATGAAGGTTGACAAACGCTGGTCAGATGCGACACTTCTGAAACACATTGAGGAATCAGCATGGGCTACACAAAACGACAATTCATAAGTGCATCTTTTGAGGAAATCGGACTTGCATCTTATGTGTTTGATTTACAGCCAGAGCAACTTCAATCTGCCTTGCGTCGATTAGATGCAATGATGGCAGACTGGAACGCCAAGGGCATCCGCTTGGGCTACCCTTTGCCATCCAGCCCACAGGACAGCGATCTTGATGAGGAAACATTCGTGCCTGACTCGGCTTACGAGGCCATTATTTGCAGTTTAGCCATTAGACTTGCTCCGAGTTATGGCAAGCAAGTAATGATTGAGACCAAGGCAACAGCAAAGCAGGGTTACGATATTCTGTTGCAAAGAGCCACATTCCCGCTTGAACAGCAACTTCCTGCAACAATGCCATCTGGTGCTGGCAACAAACCTTGGCGCGTCTACGATAATCCATTTGTCAGACCACCATATTTTCCAGTGGATGCTGGGCCAGATGGCCCTATCCAATATAACTAAAGGACAGTCATGCCACAAATCAATCAGTTACCGTTTTTAAATACGATTTCAACTGGAGATCAGTTACCCGTTTATTCGCCCAATAATGGGGATGCAAGACGGATGTCCATTGGCAATTTGTTGACGTTTTTCCAACAAAGTTTTGCATCGCCAACTGTAGCGACAAATCTTTTCACTCCTGGCACTGGTTTCAACATTGCAGTCCCAACCCCTGTTGCACAACAGCAATGGATGATTATTCAACCTGCTGCGACACTAGCAACAGGCACAGTTACTTTGCCATTGAATACACAAACGCCTGATGGTACTGAGGTGTTGATTACCACCACTCAGCAGATCACAGCATTCACACTGGCACTTAATGGTGCAGCCAATGGTTATGGCGCACCCTCTACACTTGCAGCGCAGGACTTCTTCCGTATGCGCTTCTATCAGTCCACAAACTCTTGGTATCGGATTGCATAATGGCTACCAAGCCTAAGTCATCTGTCAATGAGGCTGGCAACTACACAAAGCCAACCATGCGTAAGCGTCTTTTTGAGGAAATCAAAGGTTCTGCTGTGCAAGGGACTGCGGCTGGTGAATGGTCTGCTCGAAAAGCACAACTGTTGGCAAAGAAATACAAAGAAAAAGGTGGCGGTTATAAATGAAAGCCACACAAAAAAGTCTCAAAGATTGGTCAAACCAAAATTGGCGTACCAAGTCGGGAAAGCCATCGTCTGAAACAGGCGAGAGGTATCTGCCTGAGAAAGCGATTAAGGCACTGACAGCGGCTGAATATGCGGCAACCACACGGGCAAAGCGTGAGGCTACAAAAGCAGGAAAGCAATTTGCCAAACAGCCTAAAAAGATTGCTGAAAAGATTAAGGGTTTCAGATGAAAGACCCAAGACTAACTCGTGCTGGCGTTGAGGGTTTCAATAAACCCAAGCGCACTCCAAGCCACCCAACTAAAAGCCATGTCGTTGTGGCAAAAGCTGGCGATGAAGTAAAGTTGATTCGTTTTGGTCAACAGGGAGTATCTGGTTCACCAAAGCGTGAAGGTGAATCCAAGGCAGACAAAGCAAGACGTGAATCATTCAAGTCGCGCCATTCTGAAAATATTGCCAAGGGCAAAATGAGTGCAGCATATTGGGCTGATAAGGTGAAGTGGTAATGCAAATACCTATCTTGAACGGTATATATACCGACAACACACCTGAACTGCGTACAGCATACCCAGTGAATCTTGTACCAGTACCAAAACAGTCAGGCATCAGTAATGGTTTTTTGCGACCAGGCGATGGGATTGTGGCAAACGGTACAGGGCCAGGCATTGACCGAGGCGGCATCAACTGGCAAGGCAACCTGTATCGAGTGATGGGTACAAAGTTGGTTGAAATCGACAGCGCAGGCACAGTGACTGTGTTGGGTGATGTGGGTGGGCCAACAGATCAACTGGTGACTTTTGATTACAGCTTTGATGTGCTGGCGATTGCCTCTGGTGGTCGCTTGTATTATTGGATACCAGTAAACACAACAGCAACATTGGTATGGAATCCGACTGCCCCAATTCTGAGACAAGTCACTGACCCTGACCTTGGTGTCGTGCTTGATGTGGCATGGGTTGATGGGTATTTCATGACCACTGATGGCGCAAATTTGGTTATCACAGAGTTGACAGACCCAATGCAAGTCAATCCGTTTAAATACGGAAGTTCAGAAGTTGACCCAGACCCTGTGGTGGCATTGATTAAGCTACGAAACGAGGTTTATGCCCTTAATAGCAACACTATTGAGGTGTTCGACAATGTGGGTGGTGAGTTATTTCCATTCGCACGAATTGATGGCGCACAAGTTCAAAAGGGCGTACTTGGCACACAGGCTTGCTGCATTTTCATTGATCGAATTGCTTTTTTGGGCGGTGGTCGAAACGAAGCGCCATCCATTTATGTTGGTGCAGCCGCAACAACTCAGAAACTAAGCACTCAGGAAATCGACAATCTATTGCTTCAATATACTGAAGCGCAGTTATCCTTGGTCAAGTTGGAAGCGAGAAATGATAAGAGTCATCAACACCTTTATGTGCATTTGCCTGATCGCACCATAGTTTATGACGCATCCGCATCTGAGGCATTACAAACTCCTGTCTGGTTCACGCTGACCACAACCATTGCTGGATTTGCACAATACCGAGCGAGAAACTTGGTTTGGATATACGACAGATGGATGGTGGGTGACCCGCAATCCACCAATATCGGTTACTTGGTGCAAGACACAGGTCACCATTGGAGTCAACAGGTGCGTTGGGAGTTTGGCACATTGATTGTTTATAACGAGAGTAATGGGGCAATTTTTAACGAGATGGAGCTGGTCAGCTTGACGGGTAGCATTGCATTGGGCAAAAACCCGAAAATCAGCACAAGTTACTCTTTGGATGGGCAGGCTTATTCACAGGAAAAGTATATCTCTGTTGGCACGATTGGCAACCGCCAAAAGCGTTTGGCTTGGTTTCAGCAAGGTCACATGAGGAACTGGCGCATCCAGCGTTTTCGTGGTGATAGTGATGCCCATGTGTCTTATGTGCGCTTAGAGGCACAGATTGAAGCATTGGCGTACTGATGGCAACCGCACCCGTTTCCCGCAGACTTAACCTGACCCGTGACCAGCTTGCGGAGTTCCTGACCGACCAACAACAGATCAGACAGTTCGAGTTGCTGTTTTCCACTGTTGACCAACTGCAAGTAATTGTCGGGACTGACTTTGAATATCAGGCAGACACGGCAGCGGCAACAGCAAACGAGGCATTAGCACAATTAAGTGCCTTGGCGCAAGATACCGCAGTAGATGATGCTGTGCTGAATGCCAAGGTGCAACAGGCATTGGATGCTATTCCAAGATTGGCTCAAGCATTAGATTTGCTTGCCGTTGCCCCTGTGCGTAATAATATCGAACTGGAGCATGATGTAAATGGCATCTTGCCGTATGCAAACCAAACCCCACGGGTGCGATCTAATCAGGTGCTGACATGGCTTTCGATGTAATTACTCCTGTTAAATTAGGCCAAGCCGCCATCACCACTGGCGTGACTACGCTCTATACAGTGCCAGCATCAACTAGAACTCTACTCAAAGAATTCAGCATTGCCAACACAACTGCAGCCGCCATCAATGTGAGAGTGTTTTTAGTTCCATCAGCAGGCTCGGCTGGAACTGGAAATGCTTTCCTATACGATGTGCCTGTGCCAGCTGCTAATGCCTTGCAATATAACGGCATTGAAGTACTGAACGCAGGCGATACCATTCAAATTCAAGCGGCATCAACTGGTTTAACAATCATTGCAAGTGGTGGCGAAGCCACATAAGGAGTATGAAATGACAGTATCAATCAAGGTGCTGATACCACCAAAACAGGCCGAAAACACACAGACTACGCAGTACACAGCGACCAACTGTAAAGCGATCATTGACAAATTTACTGCCACCAATACAACGGCAGGAAATGTGACGATCAGTGTTAACTTGGTGACAAGTGGCGGCACAGCAGGAGCAGCCAACTTGATCGTGGATACACGAAGCATTGCACCAGATGAGACCTATACATTCCCTGAATTGGTTGGTCAAGCATTAGAGTCTGGTAGTTTCATATCCACCATTGCCAGCGCAGCCACATCGTTGACAATCCGAGCATCAGGCCGAGAAATCACTTAAAGGAGCTAGAAATGAAAGAATTTATGGTTATTCCACGGGGCTTTAATGGCTTGCCGATGGAAGAAGAATTTTTGACCAACTCAGAGAATAAAAAGAACTATGCCGTTGCGGTTGCTGATTGGAACTATGGCCCTGAAATGCCCACCAATGAGGCTGGCGCAAATAAGGAGTTCTACGCAGGATTGGCAGAGGCGATGCAATGTGATGAAAAAGACGCAAGACGCAAGCATTGCTCGAACTGCGAGTATTACGACAACAGCTTTATGACCCAAGTCAGAATTGAGCGTATCCCAATGGCGGCTTATGACAAGGGCGCAGGGTTCAGGGGTCACTGCGAAAAACTGAACTTTATCTGCAACGATATGCGGGTTTGTCAGGCTTGGGAAGATGAAGAAGAAGAAGATTGACCTTTTGCCAATTTGTGCGAAAATCAAGCCGCTGAGTTCTGGCATCCAGCGGCCTGCCCTAATTAGGAGTTGTGCATGGTTGTCCAAATAATAGATGCAAAAGTCCCTGCTGAACATTTGCCTATTTATCGCTTAGAAGGTGCGCTTTTACAGCTTCCACAAGTGGATATGCCTGTTCAGCACGCATTTTGTGCTGGTCTATACGCACGAACAATGCACATTCCTGCTGGCACGGTATTGACTGGCGCTGTTCACCGCGAAGAATCTTTTTTCTTGGTACGCAAAGGTGACTTGATTGTCAGCACTGATACAGGCCCAAAACGTTTAGGGGCAGGTGACATGAGCATTTCACGAGTAAATACAAAACGTGCTGGCATTGCTTTGACCGATGTCGAGGTAACCACATTTCATGCAAACCCAACCAATGAGCAAGAACCACAAAAATTATGGGACTTGTTTACCATTCCAGCGCCAGCACCAGTTCTTGAAACTGCACAGACAGCGCAATTGGAGGAATCAAAATGACATTCGGACTATCAGGAGCAGCACTGGCAGGCATTGCCGTTGGTGGTGCAACGCTTATCTCTGGCTTGGCTCAATCAGAAGCAGCAGAAAGCGCTGCAGCAGCACAAACAGGTGCAGCTCAAGCAGGCATTGAAGAACAGCGCAGACAGTTTGATGCTTTACAAGCGCTATTAAAACCCTATGTAGAGGTTGGTGTGCCAGCAATGGCTCGTTTTCAAGCATATGGTGAAGCAGGGCCAAAAGCATTTGAACAACAGCAAGCATTAGCGGGTATTCTTGGCCCTGAAAGACAGAGAGCAGCGATTGCCGAAATTGAGCAAGGCGGTGGCTTTCAAGCCAGAGTGCAAGCTGGTGAAGAAGCGTTATTGCAACGTGCATCTGCAACAGGTGGATTGCGTGGTGGGAATATCCAAGCTGCATTGGCTCAATTTAGGCCACAAATGTTGGAACAAGAAATTCAACGCCAATATGGAAGACTTGGTGGATTTACAGATATTGGTCGTGAAACAGAAGCTAATTTGCTAAAAATAGGTCAAGCATCTGCGGCAGGCGTAGGCGCACAGGGTATAACTACTGGAACAAATATTTCAAACTTGTTGGCTCAACAAGGTGCAGCACAAGCTGGCGCTGAGATAGCACAGGGCAGAGCAATTGGTGCAATCCCAGCAGCAATATCTGGCGGCCTTGGATTATTCAGCGGTCTCGGAGGTAAATTCTGATGCAACCTATTAACTATGGGGTTCAAATTGCTGACCCAACACAAACATTCTTGGGTGCATTCCAGACTGGAGCAAGCATCCAAGAGGCAAGGCTTAGACAAGAACAGCAACAGCAACAAATGGCAAATCAGAAACTGATTCAACAAGGATTAGCCAAGTTACGTCAGCCTGGTGCAACTACTGAAGATGTTTCAAATCTTGCAATGATTTTGCCAAAAGATCAAAGCGAAACCGTAATCAAAGCATGGGCGCTAAAAACAGACGCACAAAAACAGAATTCACTTAATCAAGCAGGAAAAGTTGTATCTGCTTTTTTTGCTGGTGAAAATGATATTGCACAACAACTAATAAACGACCAAGCTGTTGCAATGCGTAATTCAGGAAATGAGGAAGGTGCAAAGTTTTTGGAAACGTGGCGTGGCGTTACTGAAGTAAATCCTACTGCCTCACAAAACTTTTTCACAGCAGAACTTTTGCGCTTACCAGGTGGTGAGAAAATTGTTGAAAATATTGTTAAACTTAATGTAGAACGCAGAGCAGAAGCCCTGCAGCCAAGTGCATTGAAAGAAGCTATTGCTAAAGCTGAGAAAGCCGTGGCAGATGCCACCACAGCACAGCAAACAGCCAAGAATGCACCAGAGAAAGCAGCCGCTGATGCGGCACTAGCAAAAGCTCAAGCAGATAAAGCAAAAGTGGAGTCACAGTTTGCAGAACGGCAACAACTTGCCACTCTTGAGAAAAGTAATTGGGATGTTAGAAATCTGAAAAGCCAAATTAGTGACCGTTCAGCACAACTTAATTTAAAAACACAAGAAGTTGCCGCAACTGTGGCTGAAAAATTAGCATCTGTTGGTCAAAAATTAAATGAAGTTCCAGCAGACACAAAGAAACTTATAAATGAATCTGCTGTTGCAGCGGCAACATCTAAACAATCTGCTGGTCAATTTAATGATCTAGCAAAACGCCTTGAATCCGAGGGTGGTGGTTATGGTGTTTTTTCAAGCGCATCTGACTATTTGAAAAGGGGTGTTGGTTTTCAGGGTGGCATGACTCAACTGCGCCAAGAATATACGCGCCTTAGAAATACAGCGGCAATAAAATCCTTGCCGCCAGGCCCTGCAACTGATAAAGATATTGCTTTGGCATTGCGTGGTTTCCCAAGCGAAACAGCATCAGCTTCAGATTTATCGAGCTTTTTGCGTGGCATGGCTAAGTTGCAAGACATTGATGCTTCAATCAATAACGCCAAAACAGATTGGTTGACGAATAACAATGGGTCTTTGGCACGAGCTAAGACTACTTTTGTTGCTGGTGACTATGCGGCAAAAGCAGGTGAAAATTTCAATGATTTTTCAACACGAATTATTGATGATGTAACAAAGAAATATGACCCTAGAACGCAGACATCATTAGTCGAGCAAATCCCAACGCCTAGAAGTCCGCAACCAATGGCGGCACAAAATAACATTCGATCAGCGGCAGATGCAATTTTGAGTGGAGGCCAATAAATGGCAACCGCAGACGAATACGCAGCATGGATTGTAAGAAACTCGGCTAAACGTGGTACGCCTGAGTTTGATACAGTGGCGCAGGCTTATCAAATTGCAAAAGCAGAAGAAACTACTGCTCGTACTAAACAACAACTTGCCCCTGCACAAAAAGCACCAAGCGTATTAGATCGTATTATTGGTGCTGGTGAAACAGCTTTGACTTTGGGGACAGCCGCCACAGGTGGAACGGTAGGAACAATTGTTGGCACTGCTAAAGGTCTAACAGAGCAAATTTTATCTGGCGAGTTTGGCACACCACAAGCCGCACGTGCGGTTGAAAAAGCTGCATCAGAAGGAGCGCAGGCATTAACTTATCAGCCAAGGACAGAGGCTGGCCAAGAAATGGTGCAGGCTACAGGTCAATTTTTGGGTGAAGTTTTACCGCCTGTTTTGCCAACTATTGCCGCACCTACTGCTACCACACAAGCAATTAGAAGTGCAGCCCCCATTACACAAGCCACAGCCCAGCGTGGTGCTGTAGCGGCACGTCAAGCGGCACAAGCAACTGGAGAGGCTATTGCAAAGCCTATACAAGCGGCTACAACAGTCGTTCGTGAAACTTTAGGTATGGAGACCACACCAACTCCAACAGCGGCTGGTGGGCGTGTTTCTGTTGGGGCGGCAGCGACTCCAGCAGATTTACAAAGAGTAACGACTGCCGAACAATTAGGATTTGTTGGCCCTGCTGGATTGACTGCTGGTCAGAGGACAAGAAATTTTGCAGACTTACAGTTTGAAAAAGAGACTGCTAAATTAGGTGAGGCTGGCGCACCTTTGCGTGAACGAGTCAGTAATCAAACAGCAAATTTAATTCAACAATTTGATGCAATGGTTGACCGTACTGAACCAATGCTGGCAGATGCAAGAGATATTGGCAAAGCCGTAGATAAAGCAGTGGTCAATAAAGCCGAAGTGCAAAGAAGAAAAATTCGTGATGCCTATACCAAGGCCAGAGAAGATGGTTCTATGCTTGAGCCAGTTACTCTGAATGAGTTGGCAACAACTGCGGCAGATGTTCAGCGTTTTGAAGGCGTTGCGCCCAATGTTGCGCCAATTCGCAAAGAAGCAATTAGGCTTGGTATATTGGTAGAAGATGCAGATGGCAACTTGATTGCACAAGCCAAATCCATTGACGATACTGAATTGCTAAGACAATTTGTCAATGAGGCTACCGATTGGACAAATAGACGCGAGTCTTTGATGGCAAGAAAAATCAATAACGCAATTGATGCTGGAACTGAAGGTAAGGGTGGGGAATCTTACAAATCAGCCCGTAAACTTCGTCAGGATTTTGCCAATGAGTTTGAAAACGTAGGATTGACAGCAAAACTTTTGTCAACTAAACGAGGCACAGATGAGCGTGTTATTGCTTTTGATGATGTATTCGACAAAATCATCATCAATGCACCACTTGAAGAAATGAACAAAGTCAGAAAAACTTTGCTCACAGCAGGGCCTGAAGGTAAGCAGGCATGGAATGAATTAAAGTCCAACACAATTCGTTACATTATCAATAAATCCTTGTCAACAGCCCAAAGGGATGAACGTGGGCAAGCATTAGTTTCGCCTGACAAACTTAACAGTGTCATTCGATCATTGGATAGAGAGGGCAAGTTAGAAGGTTTATATGGCAAAAAGCAAGCCCAACAAATCCGCGATCTAGGCGAAATAGCCATTGACATTTACACAGCACCACCTGGTGCTATAAATTTTTCAAATACAGCATCCGCTTTGCAAGTTGCTTTAGACTCGGTTATGACTTTTGGCTTAACTGGAATACCAGCACCAGCAGTCACAGCTTTGAGGGAAGCATCAAAATACGTCAAAAACCGTGAAGTTAGAAACAGAGTTCGACAGGCTTTGAAACCATTAGGAGAATGAATAAATGTCCGCACTATCAATTCAACCCACATTCCCAATATTCACTGATATTGATGGGCAACCTCTTGAGAATGGATACATCTGGATTGGAACAGCCAATCTAGACCCCCAGACCAATCCTATAAACGTGTATTGGGATGTGGCTTTGACTATTGCAGCGCCTCAACCAATCCGCACATTGGCTGGCTATCCTTCGCGCAATGGAGCACCTGCTCGATTGTATGTAAACAGCAACTACAGCATTCGAGTCCAGAACAGAAATGGCAGTATGGTGTACAGCGCATTGACTGCGACTGAGCGTTACAGTGATGCTGTAATTAGCGAAATTAATGCTTCTCAAGTTATTTACAATCCTGCTGGAACTGGTGCTGTGGCCACCAATGTGCAGGCTAAATTGCGCCAAACTGTCAGCATCAAAGATTTTGGTGCTGTTGGTAATGGCGTAACTGATGACACAGTAGCTATTCAAGCCGCTTTTGACAGTGGTGCTGGTGCTGTTTATGTTCCATCTGGAACATATTTAATTTCATCAGTTCAGCCCGCATCAAATCAATATATTTATGGCGATGGTGCATCAAGTATTTTTAAACAAAAAGCAGGCGGTAATTTTGTTCGCCCGATTTTGATTTCCGCAAAATCATTTGTAACACTTCAAAATTTTGCAATTGATGGTAACGGCAACGCACAAGCCGCTGGTGAACAAAATCACGGTGTTTTTATTGCAGACAGCACAGATATTAATGTTTATGATTTGAGTGTGCATGACTGCCAAGGCGATGGCATTGGTATTTATTCAAACACTAACAGCATTTTGTCTAGACGCATTCGAATCCAAAACTGTACTGTTTACAACTTTGGTCGATGCGGTATTGTTATCTCTGGCACAGGCGCTTTCAATGTTTTGATTGACAGCAACATTTGCCGAGTTGGAACACGGGTTACAACATCCACTTCGGGTGGAAATAGTATTCACCTTGAGTTGGATAGCAACCCACCCGCAAGCCCAGGTTATGTTACTGTTTCAAACAATGTGACAGACGATCCGATTACATCTTCAGGCATATTCCTTGGCTTGGTGATTGATGGAAACAGTATTTTCAACTCAGTTATTGGTGGTGGATTTGGTGTTATCACTGTAATTAACCCAGCCAACACAGTTATTTCAAACAACACAATTGCTGGCGGTAACTTTGCTAGTAATGCTGGCATCTGGGTTCAAGATGCTATTGGTGCAGTATCTAGCAACATAAACATTTCAGGAAACGCAATCAGTGACGTTACCAATGGTGGTATTTTTGCCTTCAGTTCTGCTGCTGGTTTAAATGGTGCTATCAATATTTCTGGCAACACTTTGTTTAGTAATAGTGGTTATGGCGTTACTGTTTTGACTGACTATCATAATGTTGTGATTGATGGCAATTCAATGCGTCAACAACTTGGTGGCGGTATTCGTATTGGTGGAACAAACGGCATTTTAATTTCCAACAATGCCATCTTTAATATTGGTAATTTTACGGGTATCTTTTTTGAAAATCAAGGCGCAACCGCTTCAAATGGTTCATTTGTTATTGGTAATACTGTAGCAAACGCTATTGCTGGCACAAGTTATGGAATTTATCTTTCTGATACTTCTGCGGTCAGCAACATTGTCATTATTGCAAATAATTTTTCAGGAACTAACACACCAATGTTTTTGGGGACAAATCCCACAGGAATAACTCACATAAACAATACTGTTGGAATTGGTACATTGACAGGTTCATTCACATTGGGTGCTGCGGCTACTACAACAGTGACAAACGCAAATGTTTACTCTGATTGCAAGATTACCTTGACACCCACTAATGCGGCTGCGGCTACTTTAATGAGCGGTGCAAAATCTTTGTATGTTTCTGCTAAAACTCAAGGCACATCGTTTGCGGTAACTACGGCAGATGGAACAGCGGCTGCGGGTACGGAAACTTTTGATTATCAGATTAACAACTAACGTGAAAATTCAAACTGGAGTTTAATATGTTAAAAACAATTTCATCTATAACCAATGCTCTTGGTGCATTGAATTACAAAGGCACATGGAATGCGTTGACCAACAGTCCAACTTTGGCTGATGGCACTGGTGCAAAGGGTGACTACTATGTGGTCAGTACCGCAGGAACGCAAACTTTTGGTGGTGTGCAATTATTCTTTGGCATAGGTGATTGGATAGCATATAACGGTGCAGTTTGGCAACGAGTTGAAGGTGGTTCAGATGGCAACTTTGCCAATGTAACTTTGACTTCAACGGATGCTGGTGCAACAGCCGCCCCATTACTTGACCTCTATCGAGATTCAGCATCACCTGCGGCCTCTGACACATTAGGAGAAATTGAATTTAATGGTGAAGATTCAGCAGGGAATAAACAAACTTACGGTGTAATTCACGCATCTATTCTTAGCCCAACGTCAACTGCCGAACAAGGTCAACTTCATTTTGAAACTGCGACTGCTGGCGCATTGACAGAAAAGATGATTATCGGTACAAGCAATCTTGTAATTAACGAGATAGGTGCAGTCTTTAACGTGAGGATTGAAGGCGATACGGATGCCAATCTGTTCTACACCGATGCGACAAATAGTCGTGTAGGTATGGGCACAATTACTCCAGCGCAAAAACTTGATATTGTTGGAAATATTCGTATGGGAACGAATACCAACGGTGGTTCTGGTGATGAATTTGCAAATTTGGAGTTCTATTGGGGTGACCCCGATGCTGCAGAAGTCAAGGCAAAGATATATGGCAAAAACGTGGGCAACGTTGGCCCTGGTGGTGGTGGCGCAGCAGACCTTCTCCTTGCAACCACACCAGCGTTTGGTGCATTGACTGAGCGTTTTCGCTGGACTGCTGATGGCAAAGTATTGTCGCTGCCAATCTATAACACTACAGTCGGCGCAACCAACCGCGATGTATTCGTGGATAACACTGGTCTGATTGGTTATGTTTCATCCACAAGAGAATCGAAAACCAACATTAGCGAAATGGGTGATGTTTCTTGGTTGTCAGCATTACAGCCCGTCACATTTAATCGTAGAAAGAAAGAACCTATTTATGGTGGCGAAAACGGCACAGCTATTGTTGGCGAACAATACTCATCCGAGCATTACAATGAACTTGAATATGGTCTGATTGCTGATGAAGCAGAATCAGTAAATTCAGAATTGTGCTTCTACGACATTGTTGATGGAGTTAAAGTTCTTCGCGGTATCCATTACAGCAAATTGATTGTCCCATTGCTGAAACGTGTTCAACAACTTGAGGCTGATTTAGCCGCACTGAAAGGAGCCTAAAAATGGCATCAAATAGTCAAATTGCATTTGCCCCACTTGGCAACACAGTCGTTATTCCTGCCGCTGCTAGTGCATCTACTGGTGTTCAAGCACTTGTTGATTCACGCTTTGATGGGCAAGGCACAGGCCAGTATCGTATCGTCAACCTCAGTACCAATACAGTGTTTTTGGGCGTTGGTAGTACGGCTGCAATCGCTACGGCAAATGCTGTTGCGCCCACGGCTGGTTCACCTACTTCCGCCATCGTGCTGGCTCCTGGTGCTGTTGAGGTATTGCGCTTTGGTCGTGAATCGTTCTTCAGTGGCTTGGCCTCTTCCGCCTCTACGGTCTATATCGTGCAGGGCGAGGGTATCTGATGCTTGAGGATACCGACACACGGCTGGCGGTTCATGAGGCGGTTTGTGCTGAAAGGTACACCGCCATTGAGAAGTCGTTTGATTCAGGTTCACAGCGCATGACCCGCATTGAGTATTTACTTTATGTGGTGATTGCGGCTGTCTTGCTCGGGCCAGGCTTTGCTGGCGAGTTGGTCAAAAAAATCATAGGTTTGTGAGATCGGTAATGGATGCGCTTTGTTATCCTATTACTGTTTCTTTTGTTGGCTGGTGCAACTGCAAAACCACCATGTTTAGTCACTGATTTTTATGGTCTTAGTTGGATAAGTGAACCGACCATGCGCCACATGGAATTGTCTAGGTGGCTGACGACAAATGGTGATTCATGTAATTCAGAGCAACTTATAGGAATTTGGAACAACCTTGCTGGATGGGCAGGAGTTGCAGATAGTGCGGAATTAAGAGCCAAGGTGCTCTACTATTATGCAAGAGCACGTGAAAGGGAAAAGAAATGATTACCCTGAACAAATGGTATCCGATGGTGCAGCCGACCCACACGGCTAGAGAATTGGCTTTTGACAAGGCGGTTGAGAAAGTTCAAGAAGAATACAGATACGCAATCGAATGTTTGAAACAAGTCAGAAAAACAGAAGATTTAGAGCTTGAGTTGTACGACAAAAGGGCTAGACAAAACACAATTGAGCTGGGGTCGTTTGAAGACCGTAGGCGATTTCAGATTTTTGTATGAGGGCATATGGTTACAGCAAAAAAAACTCCAGCAAAAACATCTACAAAAGCGCCAGCCAAAGTAGCGCCCATTAAACGTAGAACGCCTAAACCAAAAGTGGAAGCTGTTGTTGCAAAACAAAAATCAAGCGACCCTGCAAAAACAGATGCTATTGGGCGTATTACAGATCTAATTAAATGGGTGGATAGCCCATTTAAATTGCTGACCGTTATTCTGCTTTCATTCTTGGCATTTGCAGGATACTTTGCTTGGGATTCACGACAAGTTATTCTTCAAGCAATACAGAACCAAGATCATATGCCCCAACTTGTAAAGCAAGAGGACTTGGTTGAACCAGCCAAAAATTTGCTCAAGGATGTAGACGGTTTGGTTGTGATAGTACATAAAGCCAATCTTGCAACTAATTCACGTACCACGGTGCTTGCTTTAAATGCTGATGGTTCGCGTGAAAAGAAAATTGAAGGCACAGTTACATCTCTTTTCAATGCCAGCTCAGATCGCAATGCAGCAATGGTGGCGATGCTGAACAATGAGGTTCTCTGCGAGGAGTTCAACCCATCGTCTAAGGTGGGTGAGTGGGGAAGCAAGCAGGGCGTGAAGTTTATGTGCCGAGGTTCAATACCACCTGACCCTGGCAAGTTTGCAGGATATATTGCTGTTGGGTTTAAAGACAAACCTGAAGATATTTCAGCTCTAAAAACCCGCATTAATTTGGCTTCAACTGATATGTCTGACGAATAAGGAAAACAAATGCTCACTCTACTTTCAACCTTAATTTCTTTCCTAATGGGCGGTCTGCCAAAGTTACTCGACTTCTTACAAGATCGTCAGGATAAAAAGCACGAACTAAATTTGGCTCAGATGCAAATACAGCGCGAGTTGGAGATGCGTAAGCTGGGCTTTGAAGCTCAAGAACGGGTGGAGCATATCCATACCCAACAATTAGAAATAGAGACGAAGTCGGCTGAGAAGCAGTCATTGGTTCAGGCTCAACAAGCTGAAATGCAGGCCATCTATGCCCACGACACAAGTTTAAACGAGGGTACATCTACTTGGATGAAAAACCTTCGCGCCTCTGTCCGACCAGTTATTACTTACGGCTTCTTTTTCTTGTTGTTGTTTATTGACATTGGCCTGTTTGCTTACGGCTGGAATCGTGGTGTGCCGTTCACCGAGTTGGCTGAGATGCTGTGGGATTCTGACACCCAAGCCCTGTTTGCATCAATCATAGCTTTTCACTTTGGTGGTCGGGCATTTGGTAAATGAATATCTCAGCGAAATGCCTTTACATGATTCGCCATCACGAGGGCGTGAGGCAGAATCCGTATAAATGCCCAGCAAAGTTGTGGACTGTGGGTGTTGGTCATGTCATGTTTCCCGAACAGGGTAAGCTGAAGATAGACCAGCGGGATGCCTTTGTGCCACCGCCAGAAGCCATGCGTAAACATTCAATGGAGCAAGTTGATGCAATACTTAGGGCAGACCTTGCTCGCTTTGAGAAAGGCGTGGCTACTTATTGTCCTGTGCCTCTTACTCAGGGACAGTTTGACGCATTGGTATCATTTTCTTTCAATGTAGGACTTGGCACTCTCCAGCGGTCAACCCTGCGCCAAAAGGTACTCAGGGGTGACATGGAGAGTGCTGCCGAGGAACTTTTAAAGTACTGCATGGCTGGCGGCAAAGTTCTCAAAGGCTTGCAAAAGCGCAGAATTGACGAAAGAGCATTATTTTTGAGTTAAGTTCTCGCGCAAATGTTTGCCTGTCAAACGCGCAATCCAGCAAGATTGGCAAATCCATTTATGCCCCATATCAATCCCGCCCTCTGGCGGTTTAACCACATCACATTTATTACAGGTTCGTAATCTGTGTACTGGCTGATTGCCGCCTAGTTCAATTGGGTACATTGCCATTCTCTTTCACTTCTGCCTGAGTTGGATTTGACTGTGTTGCCTGTGAGTTCAATCAAACCCATCATTTTCATTTCATTCAAGCGCCTAGCGACCTGATTGCTGTCCAAGTTGGTGTGAGCTGAAATGCCATCCTTACCCAAAGCACCATGTATTTGAAGGCACTCAAAGATTGTCTGGTGATGTTGGGTAGCGGACTCTTTGATTGAATCTGCTGCTTGAAATGATGTGAGTGGGTCATTGGTTCTGACTCTTGGAAATTCTGGTATGGCGAAAATCTTTTTAAATGCGTCTTTATAGTCCATGATTAATCCTTGTTTGGTGGGGTACTTACCATTCGTCCGCAAGCAAAATTGCATGGCTTTCCCCCGTTACTCAAAATGGTATATCGTCTTCGTCTTTTGGCAAACCTTGATAACCCTCTTTAGGTTTTGGTGTATTCATGTATGCCCAGCCATTCCAGCCGCCATCAAGCAGTGGGATGTTGTCAAGTTTGAGCATCGGACCATTCTTGGTCTCGATGACTGAACCAATGGTTTGGTAGCGTGATTTCTCTTGACCATCTTTGTTGGTGTACTTACCTGACACGATGGTAATTTCGTATAGTTTTTTAGACATTTTTTAAATCCATAAGTTGAGCAATTTTTATATCAAGTTCATTCAAGAATTTGACAACTTCATCTTCCATTTGCTTGATGAATTCGTTGTCCCGTGGGACGCGTTTCACAAACAATTGAAGTTCATTGGGTAGGCGATTGTCAAAGCTGACGAAATCACACCACTGTCGCCCTGTGCAAGCCATTTGAAACTGCATCTGGGTGTTGTACTTTCCTGGCACTGATTGACTAAGCAAAGTCTCAATATGCGTGGCTGTATTGGGGCATTTAATCTCTAAAAGACCATCATCACCCACCAAACCATCAGGTGAAGCACCAGCCATAATGATTGAGGGATGTGGAACAAATCCAACTTCATCAACCAAAATATCTTGGAATGCTTCATAAGCTGCCCTAGCAAGTGGTTCTGTATCTGTTCCGTGTTGCATTGCAGCATTGCTAAAACTTTCACCCTTTTGGTTAGTTAAGCGTTCACACACCAACTGAGCCATGTAGTTGTCTCTGGTCGCTGAATAACCAGTTTTTGTCTTGGCGATAACATCAGCCACTCGGGATGCTGTGACTTTACCAATGCGAATGGTGAACCATTCCTCTGTGCCTTGTTCCATCATTTCAATCATAATTTTTCTCTCTTAAAGCTAGTTCTATGTCTTTTGCGAAATCGTGCATGATTACAGAATCTGGTGAAAACTTACTTGAGATGTTCCATAACTCACATCGTTCTTTGTAGGTCAGACCAACCCAAGGCTTTTCAGGAATGTCTACCACCTCCAGTAAAGCATCGTGAGCCTTATCTAACTCGGTTGTTTCGCCAGTCCAATGCCATAAATGCAAAGCATCTAACGCTAACTTAATTGCTTCATTTTTGCTCATGATTTCATACTCCTTACAAAATCGGCAAAAATTGCAGATGTCATGCCATAAGGCAAAACGGCTAATTTATTGGCTACTTCCTCAAGCACTGCGTTGCGCTGTGAGGGTGAGACAAAAATATCAAAGTGGTATGGTTGCCCACTTTTTATTTCCGCTTCATGTTGGATGCGGTCGAACTCATCATCTTCGTCAGTTTGAATCATGCTTGTCCCCTTGCTCGGATGGCTTCAGCACATTCATAGGCAGTTCCATCATCTTCCCAAAGGTCATCACACACCTTTGCACACGCCTCACGCTCGGTTTTGGCGACTAGGGTGGCAAAAGCTTCAAGATAACTGATGTGAACATCTTGTTCTACATTGTTAAAATTAGTAAACCACCATTCGCCATCAGCCATTAGACCAGCCTGTTTAAGCATCTTAATAATGTCTTCTCTGTTCATAATTTAGCCTTTACTTTGTCTTTGGCTGCAATCACTTTCTTTTGCCATTCAGAATCACCATTGCAAGCGGCATAAGCGGCTTTGTAGGCGTTTTTCAAGCTGTCTTGATCGGTAGATGCCTCGATAGCCGCCAAGTGATCTACAAGGGCGCTTTCATTGACTTGAGGTCTACGGCTGGCAGTATTGCCATCGTCATCTTCTGGTGCAATACCGCAAGCCGCCATCAGGGAATATCTACGGGCATAAGTCAAAGCAGAACCAAAACCTTGGGCATCGTGTTTATTGGCTGGAACAAAAAGTTGTCCACAATTAAGGGATTCACCAGATTCGTGCAAAAAGATAGTTTCTACAATCACACCATCAGGCGATGGTTGGTTCTGTTGGATAAGCGCAATGCCATTGTTGTTCAGAGAATCAACGACTGCCTCAACGCAAGCCGCCAAGTCTGCGTAGCGTGATTTGAAATGTGGGTTTGTTGAGGATTTAAGAGCTGGACCAAAAGCCTGTTGTGCTTTTACCAATGCAGTTGCGAGATTTTTCATTCCTGTTCCTTTGAAAGTTCGATTTGAATTTGTTTAAGTTCATCTGAGGTGATGTTGATTAAGTAGCAAAGACTGCGAATCTTGCCCTGAAGCATCCCGACTTGGTAAGCCAGACGATCTCGTGGGTCTTGTCCCTCGTAGATTGAAGCGGCATTTTGTGCAATTTCATTGATGATGTAATCAGCGTTCATGTTTCGTCCCTCAAATAAGCTGTCAGTCGTTTGATTCGGTCTGAATGGTAGTCAGCCATCCGTTTTGCATATTCTTGGCCACTGAGAGCCTCCAACAGCTTGCGTTGTGCTGTTTCAAGTTCTTTAGCCGCCAACTCTTTGGGTGATGGCAAGCGGAAATAATCTTTGAGCTGGTCAATCATGGTTAACCTCTCCAAGCCAAAAGAACACCCCAGCCACCAAAAATAACAATGGCAAGAGTCCATTCAATCAAAGCGGTAATGATCTTAGATTTCATTGCGGTCTTTCTGAAGTTGAGCAAAGTTGGATTTGGTTTCTTGCATGAGGCGTTTGTATTCATCATTAGGAATGTCATAAGTGATGTGCTTGCCTTGAGCATCAAACACAAACACATCAAACATTTCCGCATAGTCATAATCGTGGGGCTGATTGATTTCTGCGGGTAGGTAGTCATAGCCAACCTTGACGTTTTCAACTGTATTGCCGTTGTCGTAAGAAACAACATCATCAAAGTAATATTCGAGTTTGTAGTCAATCATTTTGGTCACCTTATGCGTATTCAGCATGGTGCATTTCGTAATAGGCCTGAGCATCCTCTGGAGTTGATGCCTCCCATTCGCGGCAAATGGCAACTTCATGACCATTGTTGAAAACAGCAATCCAAGCGGCAGGGATTGTGCAATTAATGCGATGATTGAAATACTCAGCCTGAAGATAAACTTCGGTGATTTTGATTTGTTTGAACATTTTGATATTTCCTAAAAAGACCCTTGCGGGATTGATAAATTTTTAAAGATTAAGCGAATGATAAAAAACCATGATCTTTTTTGTGACCATGCTTTTCGTTTTCTTCGTATCCTGAGTTGTATTCGGCAATTTCTTTTTGATTGAGTTTTACAATCATCTCGCCATTGCCAGTTCCTAAAGGCCACCAGTGTGGGTTTTTATCCCTACCGTAGTAAGAATCTGCTGCACCCCGATCAAACAAAGAACCATGCTGTGTGCGAATGAATTGAATTTCAATTTTTTTTGACATTTTGATTTCTCCTAAAAAGACCCCGAGAAGTTCAGGGCATGTGTGCATTGTATAGGGTTCTTAACAGTTATCAAGAGTTTTTTATCAGTTTTTATTAGGACTTTCCCTAATACGATGAGGCCGAAGCCCCATCTGTATCAAGCCAATAAAAGTGATTCTGCTTCTGA